CCCTTGCTCATGCGGTCCTCACGCTCAGCGGTGTGATGTTGCCGGCGGCCTTGTAGTCCGAGGCGAAGCCGAGGTTCACGTTGTCGTCCAGCTGCTGGTACTTGCCCTTCACGTTGTCCCATTCGGCGACCATCATCAAGCGGTAGTCGCCTGGGTGCTTGCCGATTGTGGTGTTGGGGTCGTCGGCCAGGTCGGCGAAGGCGCGGAGCGCTTCGGCCTGGTTGTTCATGGTGAAGGGAGGCCCGTAGAGGTCGGCTTTGACGTCGTGGATTGCGAATATCTTGAGCTTCATTTGGATCCTTTGGATGGAGCGGTTGCCGCCCTTGTGGCGGACCGTTCTTGGTTGTGTTGACGGTTCGCGTCAGCGTTTCGAGGCCCCTGCCTCTTCTTTTCCGGATACGTTCTCCTCTTCGTATCCTCTTCGTAGGAAGGCGATTTGCGCCTCCTTACATTTCTCCCTTACGAGTAGTCGTTTCCCTGTGTTGTTCTCATTTCCTTGCATTCTTGCCATTCTCTTTTTCTTTACCTTTTCGATTTCCTTCTGTCTCTTACTATTTCCATTTTCATCCGTCAACGTCTTGTATTTCTCATCGTAGAATCTTGGGGGCTTGCTTCTGCGCCCCCCTACGATCATTTGGTCGGAGGGGTAGATATCTCCTCCGTACTTCTTGAGCCATTCGAGTCCGATGCCTGGGCGTCGTGACATTGTGGCGTATTCAGGGACCCGGCCCTTGTAGTGGTCTGCGGCCGGGGGGCCTCCAATTTTCTTGAGGGCATAGCGGGCGACGTAGCCCGCGCTTTTGGCTGTGACGTGTCCGATGGAGGCGAAGCCGTGAGGCCATAGCTGGTTGAGCTCGTCGGATTCGAACAGTGGATGGTCGTCGTGATTATTGCCGAGCAGCCGGCGTTTGTCTGGGAAGTCAAGGCCAAACAGCAGCACATGGTGATGCGGCCGGCTGAGTTGTTCCCCATATTCCCCGCATTGGAAGAAACGCACTGGTCCGCGCTTTTTGCGGAGGCGTTTCATAAACGTTGTGAAGTCTCGGGGTCGGAGCGTCGTGATTGCTCCTTCCCCGTCATTGCCAAGTTTCGCTAGGTGGCCGTCGTTGTAAGTCAACGTGACGAACACGTTGTTCTCGTGCATCTGGGCTTCGTGCATACAACGGGCGGCCCATTGGCGGGCTTTTTCCAGTCTGCAGCCGATGCAGCGTCCGCAGGGGATCTCCACCTGTCGGTCCTTGAAGCCTTCGGCTGCACGGAAAACGACGGAGCGTTTGCGTGTCTTGGCATTGCGATCTTTCGCAAGCCAGCCCGCCAATGGGTGGTAGCAGGGCACTAGAGCCGGATTCCGCCGCGCATGGGACGGCCCGACGGGTAGTTCTTCGGGTGCACCTTGGCGGCGGTCTTGCTGAAGTGCTTCTTGTGGCCCTTGCTGCTGGCTGGCTTTCTGTTGGGGATCATTTTATGGCCCGTGCCATTCGTGTGAGGTTGCTTCGTCTTCCTGTGACTTTGCCTTGAGTCTCTGGTGCTCTTCTCGCTTCTTCGCCTCCTTGGCTGAGTTTGCGCCTCCGTTGCCGGCTCCAGCTCCGTGGTCGAAGAGCTGGCCGCCGCCGTGAAGGATCTTCCCGAGGTAGTCTCCGATGCTTCCGGTTTCGAGGAAGTTGAATCCTTCTCCGATGGCTTTGGCTCCCTTGCCGAAGATTTCTAGGAGTGGGCCTGCCTTGCCCATGATGTTGTTGAGGTTGCCCTTCCAGATTGTGTCGGCGAGGTTCTTGGCGGCGTTGGTCTTGTTTAGTTCGACGTTGCTCTCGACCAGGGCGGCTTGCTGGTTGATGCTCTGTTGGTCTTGGCGGCGCTTTTCGCCTTCGCCCATGGCGCTGCCGATTCCCTCGAGCGGGTTTGAGACTTGGCCCATGGCGCCGCTCGGGGTGCTGGCTCCTGAGTTGGCGCTGAGTATTGGGTTGAGGCCAGCTGCGCGGAGGTCGGCGACCTCCCGCTGGTGGGCCGTGTTGCTCATGCGCTCTTGGAACTTGCGGTTCTTCGCTCCCTCGTAGAGTGAAGCAGCGGAGCTAATGATGCTGCCACCGGAGGCGAGGCCGCCTCCGATGACAGTTGCCGTGCCGGGATCGATTGGCATTGTGTGCCTAGAAGTGGTCGATCATGCCGGGCGTGCTGAAGGTCGGCATGGGTCGGGTGCACTTGACGGCGAAGTAGCTGTCGAAGATGAAGTGCGGCTCGGTCTGGACGGCGATGCAGCGGTCGACCGGCGGGTTCTCCTGGATGAAGACGTCGACCAGGAGGGGCCTGTTGGTGAAGTTCTGGGCGAGGTGCCACACGTCCAGGCTCTCGGCGGGCGTGTTGGTGTTGCTCCGGAACTTGCCGGTGATCTTGCTCGGGCTGTAACGGTACTCCGCCCAGCGCTCCTGATAGCCGAACACGGTCTCGTCGTCGGCGCTTCCGTCGCAGTAGATCTCCTTGGAGAGCACGGCTTGCTCGCCGAGGTGGGCGAAGGCCGGCCAGTAGAAGTCGTATCTGGTCGAGCGGCTCCACATCTTGTGGAGGCCCTGCTGGTAGCTGAGGTCGGCTCGGACGCAGGCGAGGCCGATGATGTACGAGTGCTCGACGAAGCTCTTCGTGAAGCCGCCGGGAGTGCCGGCGGCGACGCCGTAGCCGGCGAGGTTGCCCTGAGGGGTCTTGGAGCCGGTCTCTGAGGTCTGGGTGACCGGGTTGATGTTGACGGCGACCCTGCCGCCTCCGAGGAACTCGGGGCGCTGCAGCCGAGCGTCGGGCGAGGTGACCCCGAAGTGGCTCTTGAGGATCTCGATGTATCGGGTGCCTCCGCGGGCGTCCCTCTCCAGCAGCTTCTGGATCTGGAAGGCTTGCCTGAGGCTGTTGATGGTCGCCGCGGTCGCGTTGGTGAGGTCGGCCAGGAGGCCGGTCGTGTCGCCCCACAGCATGGGTCCGGCGGCGTAGGCGCCGGAGGTGTTGATTGCGGCCACGCCCACGGGGTCGTTGGTGGGCGTGATGGCCGGGCTGGAGATTCCCGGCGAGGTGAGTCCGAAGGACGCGCCGGTGCCGACCTTGAAGGTCGGGTTTGAGGTTCCGGCGATCACCGGTGCGGTGGTGCCGAGCGGGAGCTCGACCCCGGGGCCCTTTTGAGGCCACGGGAGGCAGCTGGTGAAGTAGTCGTGCCGCTTGCCGCGTCGGGCGATGCCGTAGCCGACGGGGTCGTCGGGCCCGTCGTCCTTCTTGGTGTACCAGGGGTCTTGGAGGTTCTGGTCCCTGAACCACTCGTTGTAGATGAGGTTGTAGGCCCTGAGCGGCAAGGCGTTGACCTTGATGCCGGCCTTCTCGACCGGGATGCCGAGGTAGTCGTAGATTGTCTGGATTCCGAAGCCGCCGGTGGGAGCGGTGATGGTCGGGACCAGGAAGTCGGTCGTGTCCTGCGGGTCCGTCTGCTCGCCACAGAACTTCTGCCAGTTGTCCCAGACCAGCCGGTTCGGCACCGCGAACCAGAAGGTTTCGAGGTGGAGGTTGTCCATGATCGGGACGATGGGCGTTGCCAGCCGGGCGAACAGGCTGGCGTCGAGCTGGAACGTGTCGCCCGGCAAAGCCTCGTCGACGAAGATCGGCACGAGGAAGCCGGCGTCGAACGTGGTCTTGTGGCTGTGACTGCGGTTGAAGGTGCTCCTGGGGATCTCCGCCTTGGGCACCTGAGCGAAGCTGTGCTGGGATGGGCTCTTCATGTGCTGAGTCTCCGATCGTCGTTCCTGGGGCCCGCTAGGGCCCTTGTGGTGGGTTCCTTGAAGGGTTCCTTCGGGAGGCTTGCCGTCGTCCGCATATACTATTACTTGATGTCATATATGCGGACTGACACCTATTTGTTTTTGTTGGTGTTTTCAGTCCTTGTTGAGCAGCCAGTCCATCTGGTTGCTCTTGTCTTTCCTGTGAGATTCCGTGGAGTTGAGCAGGTTTTTCAGGCCTTCGATCTCCCTGCGGAGCTTGAAGAAGGCCTTCGTCTTACGGTCGAGGAGCTTCTCGATCGTATCCTGAGCGGTCAGGTCCATGATCGCTTCCGCCGGGATCGGCGGTTTGGAGGGCTTGGTCACTTCAGGGTCTCCGTCTTGACCTGTTCCCTCTGGGCCCGTTCGCGGGCCTTCTTCTCGACGTGCTTCTGGGCGGCCTCCTCGGTGAGGAAGCCAAGCCGGTGGAGCTCGTCGAGGTTCCTCTCGTCGTGGATCCAGTCCAGGAATTTGGCTGGGTCGTTGTCGAGCTCCTTGCGGAGCTGGGCCGGCAGGGCGAGGAACTGGGCTTCCGCGTTCTTCAGCGTGACCTGGGCTTCGAGGTAGTCGCAGCCGTCCGAGAAGTCCCCGTACCGGCCCACGGAGAGTCCCTGTGGGATGGTTCCGGTGTTGAGGTACTTGCGCATGATGCGATTGATGTCGCATTCGTCCTTGAAGCTTTGCTTCGCGCCCTGGGCGTTTGTCGGCATGGTGAGGCCGGGTGTCGGCCTCATCCACGCGTCGTACCGGCTCGGGTACGGGCTGGCGTTGTAGTGCCTTTCGGCTTCCTTGAAGCTCATTCCCTTGCTCATGCGGTCCTCACGCTCAGCGGTGTGATGTTGCCGGCGGCCTTGTAGTCCGAGGCGAAGCCGAGGTTCACGTTGTCGTCCAGCTGCTGGTACTTGCCCTTCACGTTGTCCCA